TGTTTCTGTAACACGATACCCAGCAACATCAACATCTGCAATGATGTTCTTTGTTGCCTTCTCAACTTCTGATAATACAGAACTACCAATTTCTTCACTTCCAATCTTTGCAACAAAAGACTTGGTCTGAGAACGAACTCGACCATTGATTCTGTCTGCAAGAGTTGTCTTTGCATTCAATACCGCAAGATCAATAGACAACTGTAAATCTGTAGTTGCCGCTGTTCCTGTGGAATAGATTGCAGTTTCACTTTCAGGCATTTTCTTGAACCAATCAGGCATAACCTCAATTTGTTCTTCTACTACCTTTGATTTGTAGACATACTCTTGTGTATCTACGATTGAGTTAGGAGGCACATTAGAAAGTGTCTCCACTGTTGGGTTACTACTACAAGCAGCAAGTGCTACAGTAGCACCAAGTAACATGATCTTTTTCATTATTTAATCCCTTCTAAAGTATCAACTAGATCATCACGCATTCCAGAATCGACAAACACATCTGTCAACACTGAACCTATTTGTGGGTAATATGTTATCAAAACAATTCCCAACACAATTCCTATCAAAATTTTCATCATCAATAACAGTCCATTCCACCACCATTCCATTTAGTATAACATTTACCCCTCTTATGTTTATGAGGGTCAAACTCTATAGTAAAAGAACCAATACTGATACCTTTACTAGTATTTGGTAAGTATACAACATGATTGGGGGCTGTGTCAATAACTTTTGTATTAGTAACAGGTATCCCCTCTTGCACCACAACACTTTCTTGCGGCAAACTTTCTACAACTTGCACACTTTCTTGCGGCTTAGTTGAACAGTTCATCTCTGTCTTGGCAGTCAATATTTCTGGTGATACCTCACCAATGATTACCTTCTTTGCAGAGATAGTTGCCTGTTCACAAGCATCATTCTCACTCATATCTGGGCCAAACACATAAGAACCCTCAGCAGGGTAGGTCTGTCCACCAATCGTTACATCCATAGACATAACACATTTACGAGTATCCTCAACATATGGAAAAACCTTCCTATCAATATTAGAAGTCTTTTCTATTTGTTGTGTCCAGTTTGTTTGCACATCCTTTGTGTAGTCACAAGGAACATCTGCTAGTGCAGAACTGGAAACTAATGTTATTATTGCAACAGTTCTACTTACCATTTAACCAATCTCCAATCACCTCAACAGGGCATTTGTTTTGATACTTACACATCTGATACATTTGGGATGCAGTCTCAGCGGCAGTGCATCCACTAAATGTAATCAGAACAAATAAACTAAAAAGGGATTTTGTCATCTTCTAACTCAAAACCTAAAAGGTTCATAGAAACCGTCTTGTTGAAATCCCAATGAGGCTCCATATCACTAGGGCCTTCCAAAACCTCTTCAGCATAACTGCCGAAAGTAGGGCCGAACTTCTGAATTGCGGCATCAACAATAAATGCCTCAGACTTCAAAAGGTTTCCTTCTTTATCGTAGAAGTCATAAACAAACTCTTCTACATCCATCAACATATCTTTCACTGCACCCATTATACGCTCCTCTGTTCAAAAAGGGTTTCCACTAAATTCTCTACCATTTCATCAATGACTGTTTGTCCAGATATACCATACTTATCTACTGCATTCTGAAAATCACTGATAGTCATTGATTCTACCTCATCAAGAATAGACTCTTTGATTTGTTCATTCACCAAATTACTCATTATACAATCTCCTCAAAACCAGCAAAGGCAACACGATACTTGGTAGTTCCAAACAACATCTGATCATTCACAGAAGTAGAACGCAACCCATACTCAACTCCACCCTCTACAGGAAGAGCGGCCATGACAGTAACATCTTCAGAGAAGTCACCATTCTGGATTACTTGTCCATCAAACTCAAAGACTTGTGGTTTACTCCAAGAACCTTCGATGTTCTGTGTTTTCCGAAAGGCATATTCCAACGCCATATCAACAGAGAACTCATCTGGAACATCCACAAACGCAACAGTGCGTGGTGAATCTTCAAACGCTGTGTGGATAACTGCAACTTGTTTCATAATATATTTTCCTTTTCTTTTCACTCTACATAGCTAATATAAGGTATTGTCAACACTTTGTCAACCCCTTTTTATAAAATATCTGCATCCCATACCAACTGTGCAAGTTTGTCTTGCATACGGTATGCTTCCTTTTCCCAAGGCAAGTCATAGTAACCAGTATTCTCTGGAAGAACCTTTTTCTTCCAACGCATGGTTTCACCATCCATCTCTTTACGATAATACTGTTTTACATGAACCATCTCATGGCAAAGGGTAGTCACAAAATCTTTAAGGGTTAAGTCTTTACTTACCTCAATCTCAAACTCTTTATTAGTGTCACACATCAAACACCAACCAACTGCATCACCAGTTAGTTTCTTAATCTGAACAACGATTTCCAAAGTGCGAACACGAGGCATTAACGCCGCAATCATCTCATGGACAACCTTTTCTGCGATTTCTCGCTGAAACTTGTTTCCACCAGTGACTTCAATATAGTTCATAAAATGTCCTCTTTTCTCAACTTACATATAGATCATACCAATGTTTTGAGAACAAGTCAATAGCTTTTTGAAATAAAAAAAGCCCCTGTAAATCAACGACTTACAGGGGCTGAAGAGTAGGTGAGGGCAACTTTGAGAGAGTTGAGAGAGAGGGTGTCGTCCTCACCATTCTTTTATAGTAATACTAAGTTACTATAATGTCAAGAGTTTTTCGCCAATTTTTGTGCTGATGCTGTAGTTTCTACAACTCTACGAGTCCACCCTCTTCCAAAGGTTTCAAAGGTAGACAGTGATTCGTAGTAGCCCTGGCGAGCAGACTGATATGCATCAATCGTTGCTTCTAGTCCTTCGATTTGGACATACGCATTAACTGCTCCGAGCGTGCCTGGCCCGATTGCACCGTCTGCTGTTGCACCGACAAGATTCTGTAGATACTTAGCAGCACGGCCAGTTCCAGCATTAACACCAAAATCAAATACACATAAATCAAGTCCAGCAGGTAGTTCATCGCCCTTCACCCTATCCCAATAATTCTTCTGATAAATTGGGGCAACATCTTCAACCGTTAGGTCTTTCATATCTTTTGTTCCACCCCACTCTTCATAAACTCTTTTAGTTACACCAAGATTGGTTTCGCCGCCAGGGTCTTTCGGATGGTTTACATAACCCCCCTCGTGATGTAGAATCATTTCCAAACAATGGTCATAGTTCTCTTTCATTTTAACTCCTCGTATAGTTATCGTTCCAACCGAACGCCTCTTTGACTACCTCTTTTGATAGTCCTTTATAAATCTGATGCAGTTTCTTGTCTTTTGCATTGACAACAAGTTCTGCCTCAGACTTATGCAAACCCTCTAGCATCTGAATAAACATATTCTCACGCTTGAAACCAGCAAGGGTATCGTTGCCACCCTTTACAAAGTTAAAGAGTTTTCTCGCTTCTTTACGAAGCACAGTATGTTCTGTTCCTTCCTCAGCCTCATTTGCTTGGAATGGAACTTCTCCTTCTGGAATCAACCAAACGATATTTGGGTCGAATGATGATTTCAAAACCATACGAAGCGGATCGCAATCGTATTGCTTAAGAATCTCAACCTTCTTCTCTTTGGTTTTTGCGTTATGAACTTTCTTTAGAACCTCAGAAAGTAGAGGTGTGTATGTGTCTTTTGCCATTCTAAAAGTCTCCAATGTCATCCATAAGATTTTTCAATCTCTTTTGTATAAAATAATTTAGTAGTTTTGATCTTTCACCTTTTGGTGGTTGTTCATACTGTTCAAGTATTGCCACCTTCAAGTCACTTGGAATATAATCCAAATCAATCAAAGTTCTGTTGCGTTGATAATTTCTTAACATCTCCTCTGAGCAAAAGTCCTGTGGTTCAAGGTCTACCCATGTTGACAGTTTCTTTTTAGTCAGAGGTTTCTGACGCAACTCATCTACAAATGTATTGTCAGAAGATAGGAAGTTTGGAATACCATCACTCCTATCACCTTTCAATATATGTTCCTTAATATATAGGTGAGGGTCTTGCCCGTTCACAAATTTCTTCAGAACTGGTGAATATTGTTTTACAAAGTTGTGTTTTTGCAACTGAATAAAATCCTTGTCACCAGACAAGATAAGAACATTCTCAAATGCAGTTGGTGTTTTAGAAACATATTCAATGACAGTAGCAATACAATCGTCTGCTTCTGCACCATCTACTTCCAATACTTTATAGGGAAAGTTTTCTTTGATTTCATCTCTAATATTATTTAGAGTTTCAAAGATTAGATTCCAATCGAGGCCAGACTTCTCTCTGTCCTTTTTACGATTGGATTTATAGTTGGGGAAGTATTCTCTTCTCCAATATCTTTTGCTGTCATAACAAAGAACCAGTTCACCATATTCCTCACCAAACTTAGAACGATACATTCTAATAGAGTTAAGAACCATATGGCGAACCAGATTTTCATCGACATCGTTTTGTCGTTTTGAACCAATCTGCATCATTAGGTTGCTGATGGTGACTTGGTTCATATCCACTAAAATCATAGTTTATCACCTTCTTTTCATAGTATTATATATTATCTCAAAACAAAACATATGTCAATAGATTTTTG